CTTCCATGCCTGCCTTGCCTGCCTCAATGTCTTCCTTGTAGGTGCGTCCTTCAAAGCTCTTCTTGCCTATGTCATAGATGGACAAGGAGGGCATATCCCAATGGTCTCCTAGATGGACAATGACATCTGGCTTCTTCTCTGCTGCATACTTGCCCACCCAAGAGAGGTGTTCAAAGCTGTGCCCCGGTTTACATTGTGTGTCAGGAATGATGAGGTGCTTCATTTCTCAAACACTCCTTTCTTGTCTAAGATGTTATGCACACCAGCATATGTGCAGCCCTCTAGAAAAGCAGCAAAATGTTCCAGCACTTCTGTCCACGGAATTCCAGAAGGAAGAACAACTGCTAAATCGTTTTGTATTCCTACCTCTTGGTTGATGCGTGTAAATTTCCACATTATTTTATTTTCCATATGTTCCTTTCTTGGTATGCCCTAGAGGAATTGAACCTCTGACCTACAGCTTAGAAGGCTGTTGCTCTATCCATCTGAGCTAAGGGCATAAGTTACTAGCTAGTAACCTAGTGCTTCCTTAACACTAGGAAATTGTTCAAGCACTATAGCTTTGCACTTCTCTGCCACTTCTCTATGTTCCTTCTGTGTTGCCTTGTCACAACGAATGTCAATGTAGTGCAGCCAGCTACGCAGAGTACCGTTCATGTACATGGTGCTTTGTGTTAGTCCCTCTGGTAAGAGCTTTCTTGCCACCTCTTTAGCAATTCCTTTCTCAAGGGCTTCATCATACCACTTCTCAGCAAGGTCTGCAACTCCTACCTGTGCATACCTCCACCAGTTACGCAGATATTCATCATCTGTCTTCAGGCTATTCTGTCTGTTGTCTTTGTCCTGTAGCCTTGCCTCACTAAAGCCATCAATGTTTGTCACCTTTGCATATCGTTGGGAAAACTCTTGAAAGCTAAAGCTTCTATGTCTTAATATCTGACGAGCAATGTCTCTTGTTGTTTCAATTTCCATGCAAACATTCACCATCTCAAATGGGCTCCAATGCTTATTTCTAATGAGAAAAGCAATAAGCTTAGAGGCTGTCTCTGAGTTGTGTTTGTTTGTTGGGTTGCTCACCCTAGCCATCTGAGCAATGAGAGCCTCTCCATATGGTGTGCTCCATACAAGTTCTACCCTCAAGTTACAAACTCCTTTGCAATGAATGGCTCCTCATATTGGTCAGCCAATGCCAGCACAACAGCACGTTTAAGCTTTGCTTCAATTAGCTCTGCGGCTCCCTTGATGCTGGCTGTCTCCCATGAGAAAGCGTGTTTTGTTAAAAACTCAATGGCTTCCTCTACATTCCTAGCCACTACAGCTTGCAGTCCTCCATACTCTGATGTAGGAAATGGAACCCAATAGCTGGTGAGGTAGACATACCATTGTTCCTTTTCTTTCTTAGCCATTCTTTTTCCTTTCTTCCTTTTCTAGCTGTGTCTTTACAGAATGACATGGCTTGCACAGCACCTGTAAGTTTTCTTTCTCACAGAACATCCTGTTAATAAAGATGTCCCATCCTTGGAAACCAACAGACGTATCAACAACAGGCAATATGTGGTCTACTTGTATGTCTTTAGCGACAAAAAGTTTTTTACAATGTGCACACTTGTAATGATAGGCTAGTTTGTTTGTTGCTTTGTTTGTCTTGCGTCCAATGCAAGCCTCCTTCATTGCTTTAAACTTAGGAGGCCATCTCCTCGTTGCTGTACGCAATGCTGAGATGATGAAGCTTTTAAACCTAGCCGGTGTCCACTCGCTGTCGTTATAGCTTAAGCGTAATAAGCCATTGGTGTAAGAGGTTTCCAAACCCTTCAACTTCTTTTTCGTTATGATCTGTCTCCCCCATTACAAATTTAATAGCATGAACAAGCTCATGGAAAAATGTAGCCAGCGTTGCCTGAGAATTCATACCATCTCTGATATTTATTTCATACTTAGCTGGATCACACAAGCCCATGTCTGGTAGGTCTTGTACAATTTTTACACTCCATGTACAGCCTGCAAGTTGGAAGCTTGTGGGAATTCCCAAAGCTGCTGGTGCTGTCTTCTTAGCCATAACAATCTCCCATTCTCAAGAGTTCTTTCGTTGCCCAGAGCCTCCAAGCAAACGGCAAGCATCTCTGGCTCTGTCGTAGCTTTGGCAAGCATCTTCTCTGCTTTTGCTGGCCCCACTCCCTTGATGCCAACAATGTTGTCGCTCCTGTCTCCCATCAAAATTTGCTTGTAGAAGAAACGAATTCCTTCTGCTTCTGAGACATAGCGTTTTTCTTTCTTCACAAAATTGTAGTGCCATCCTGCCACCTGTAAGAAGTCTTTGTCAATTGAAACAATGATGCAATCATCTTTAAGCTCTGTAGCTTTGATGGCAATGCAATCATCTGCTTCCTCTCCATTACTCACTATAGCTCCCCATGAGGTTACTAGATAGTTACGCAATAGCTCTAGATGTGCAGGCTTCTCTTGTGTACGGTTGCCTTTGTATGGGGCTGTGACAGCTATCTCTTTCCGGAAGTTGTCTTTTCCTGTTAGAAAGATTTGCCAGCTATCCAGCCCCAAGTCAACCATCAAGATTTCCTCCAAGAAAGCAGCCATTGTTGTAATGGCTGTTCCCTCGGATTCATCCTTACAAGCGAAAGCAATGCGATAGCACATCACATCACCATCGACTAAAGCAATCATAGAGACACTTCAGCTTCCTCTTCTTGCTGCACAGGAGGGGCAACAAGCTGCTTAATTTTCAAGCCGGGGTTGGAACTGGAGTGCAGGATGCTAACACCATTGCCATGCAGAGCAGATAGCTTATGGCTATAGCTACTGAGGGTGCACTCAGCCATTGTGCCATTCCCAATTTGATCTGGAGAAACTTCATTGCCCTGTCCATCAACAGCCCGAATGACATAGTTGCTCTTAGCGATGACATACTTGCCCCTTCCATAAGAATCATCTGCCTTCTGTTTCACCTTAATGCCAAGCTCATTGGTTAGACGCTGAACAACAGCATCTGACAAATCGCCAATGCAAATCTCATATTTATTGTTAGTCTCGTTGAACTGTCGATTGGGCTCAGCCATGTGTTTAGCCCAGAACAATTTACCAACTACTTTAACTTGTGCTTTCATTTGTTTCCTTTAAAAAAATGTTACTAAATAGTAACTACTATTAGTGTAGCATATTTCCACCACTGTTGTCAACATCAGAAGACAAAACAACAGCAGTTACATATGAAAATAAACTCACTAAAAACTCGGTGTCAAGAAGCTTGTCTAACACCATTGTCACCTTCCCGTCTTTGACGAAAAGATAAACGCTTTGGTCACTTGTGTTAATAAGGTTTAGAAGTTTATCCTCCTCCATTAGTGTGTGTCCTTCCATGTCTTTCCCACCTTGTATTCCCCAGACAAAGGACACCTTAAATTAAAGATGTCTTTAGTTTCAGCTATGCTTTTCACAGCAAGCTTTCCCACAACATCAGCCCATTCTGGCTTTGTTTCAATCTGCCATTCGTCATGGACATTGGCACAAAAGCCAAAGGGAATACGGTGTTTCCTAAGCTGTTGGTCTAGCAGCACTAAGGCTTGCTTCATAACAATCGCCCCTGCGCCTTGAAGTAGGCTATTAAGTGCTGCGTGTTCGGAGCGTACCCATATCTTTCTACCATCAAGCCCCGGTACATAGCCCTTGCTTGCATACTTGGCAACTTGAATGCGTAAAGCCTTGAGCGAGGGAGTGCTTTCAAGAAAGGCATGAATAAGTTGCTGTCCCTTCTTAGCATCACCACCAGCAACACTCCCAATCTTAGATGGGCCAGCCCCATAGAGGAACGCATAGATGAATGTTTTTGCTTGATCCCTTGTCTGTAGTCCTGCCGCTTTCTGGTTGACAGTGTGTACGTCTGTCCCGTCTTTCGAGCTGCCTTCTGTAACCGTCTTGACATAGCCTTCATCCTTCATATAATGAGCCAACATCCTAAGCTCTAGCCCAGAAGCGTCAGCACCAACAAGAACATTCCCCTCATCCACAGTCCAAAGCTCACGACACTCCTTTCCATAGGGGCTCCCTGAGTTGGGAACCTGTGCCATGTTTGGGCTGCTGTGTGTCATGCGTCCTGTCACAGCACCATTGGTGATGACACTACCATGAACACGCCCATTTACACCCACTTCCTCAAGCCAGCTTCCTACCTGAGCTACACGCTTTTGCAGCATTAAATATTCAGAGAGCAGCTTAGCCTCTGGAAGAGCAATGTTTTCTAACACCTTCTCATCAACAATGATGGAGCCCTTGTCTGTCTTCTTTGTAAACTTAACACCAAGAGAAGCAAGCCTATCAGCAATTTGTTGACGAGAGCCAGGGTTGAAAATAATTTCTTTGTCCTTGAGAGGCTTGCCTGTTTTCTCAGACACTCGCTTCTCAATGATGGGAGGAAACACTTTCTGTAGCTGGCTCTCAATGTCTCCCATCTTTCCTTGTAGCTCAGCAAGCAATCCTTGAGCCTTGGGTATATCAAGCCTAAAGCCATGCTCCTTTTGTTTCTGAATAATAATTGCCACCTCATGTTCAAGCTCTATGCTCTTGAGAGAGAAGTCTTTTAACAAACCAATGAGGTGTTTGTGCAGATCAACTAACAAAGAAACATCCTGCTCACAATAGGGAAAGAGAAGCTCTAGGTCTGGGGTGTCCCAACAATCTAGGTTACTAGGTAGTAACCCGTCTTGTGCATACTTGTCAAAGAACACTTGTGGGTAGTCAATCTTTTTGTTCCCAAGCCTCTTCCCCCATGCCTCTAAACTGTGACCTCCCTCTAAGCTTGGATTGTAAAGCCTTGACAGTATCAATGTATCTATCGCTTTCTTCGCTGAAATCCTCACTCCCCAGCAAGTTCTTAGCACCACTCCATCGAATCCGATTAAGTTGTGTCCTATCACTTTGTCTGATTTTTCTACTAATGTAGTTAGTGTACTTGCTTCTGTATGACATACCATTCCATTCTTCTCATCCCAAGTGTAGCAACACCATATCTTGTCATGTTTTTTGTTTGTCTCGATATCGAGATAGAGGTTCACTTTTTCTCCAACTGTTTCACCACAAGAGTGGCATACCCAGAGATGTCATGCCACGAATCGTCATAATAAAAGTCACCAGACAAGATGCGCCCAAGCTTATTGGCAATCATGTGCAAGCTCTCCTGCATGAATGGCTCCATCTTATACCAATTCTTGCTGCGTACAAAGACAGTTTTGATGTCTTGTGACACACCTGCTACATCACGATAGTCTCCATATTTCTCAGCCCGTTTCTCTAATGTTTCTTCCACATCTGGGTGGTCTTCTTCATTAGCCTTCACTAAGTTGTGCATATATTGTTCCAATAAATAGTTGTCCATATATTATACCTTCATTGCTTCAATTGTCAATCCAACCCACTCACGCTTGTCTGGGTAATAGCAGGGGCCGTCCTTGCGGTGGACAATCCCTAGCGTAGTCAGGTCGCCACATACGCACATCCAATCAGGGTTGAATTCGTTTGTCATGTGTTCTTCTCCTTGAGTTTGGCTTCGATGTCTCTAGCAAACGCTAGGTCAATAACATTGTCAGCGCCTTCTGCCCATATTTCCTCATCCGTCAGCCCAACCCATTCATGTTTCTTTGCAGATTCAAATGCTTCTTCAGCGCGTTGGATACGGGCTTGTCGCTTGGCAATAGCTTCAAATTCTTCGTCTTCTGGTGTCATTTGCTTGTCCTTTTGTGAATATACGCCAGCAGTTTACGTAGGTAGTCTGCTTCGCTATAGTCCATACAGATATAGTTATCTTGCATGGTACTACTATATGATGGGAAGTACGCAATGTATCCGTTACCTGTGTCTGTGATTTCGCACAGCGTATCAACCCCAGGAGTATAACCACCGCCTGCTTTTAGAACATAGCTGTCATCGCTGTCATTATCAATGATGCGCTCAACAATACCATCTTCTTCAAACACCTCACCATTCTCTGCAATCAAGTCTTTTACCTGCGCCGTTAGCTTGTTAAGCTGATCTAAAAGTCCATCATAAATCTCTGGTGTCATTTCATTGCCTCCATCGTGAGTCCAACATTGCCAATAGAATAGCCAACAAAAGCAATCCCCAAGCCAATGTTCCCACTACGTATAAGATCAAGAGCAACAACAGCATACACCACTCCTATTGCCGCAATAAGCCAGCCACTCATATTTCTTTTTCCTTTGCTTCTTTCTTTCTGTTCCTATGTTTCCCTGCGTTTCTCTTTGGCCTTGATAACAAGGCAAGAACAACAGGGTTACGCCTCTTCTTTTTTTTCTTCTTCGCCATAATTGGGGTGTAGCTTCTCAGCTTCTTTAACGCCATTCATTATCGCAGTGACAATGCCATAGCGTGTAAGTGCATCAAGCTCTTCCTTAGAAAAATTAAACTGGAGGACAGCACTACCATCCTCATTCTCTTGAATTAAAACCACCTCTGATGTAGTCATTCATCTTCTCCTGTTGAATACCATGACAAAGCAAGAGTTAGTGCCTCTCGCATCTCTTTAATTTGCTTGATGTCT